TGGCTCAAAGTGTCGGTGTAACGACATTAGGTCTTGTTGGAGAATCCATCAAGGGTCCTGCTTTCGAACCTATTTTTATCACGAACTATGATGAATTCCAAGCATTTTTCGGTGGAACAATTCCCGAAAAGTTTGTGAATACACAAATCCCTAAATATGAAGCGGCGTATATTGCCAAATCTTATCTTCAACAGTCGAACCAAATGTTCTTCACAAGAATTCTTGGTTTATCTGGATATGATGCTGGTCCATCATGGAGTATAAGAGTAACTGCAAACCCTGACCCTACTACAATTGGTATTGATTCAGGTGTTGCAACATCAACTTGGACTGCAGGTTTTACAGGTTCATCATCTGCAAATACAATCACTTTTGTTACTGGAGCATTACCAGCACCAGTTTCACAAAATTTAGATGTTCAGTTTAGATTATCAAACGGGTCAACATCTACTTATGCTGAAGGTTTCAATACTTACTTAGGTGGTATTATTGATACACCATCAACATCGGGAACAACAGCGGTTATTTATGGTTCCATTCCTGAAAATGATTATAATAATCTAACGTTAACACGTAATACTATTATAAATGCTTTTGGTTCTGATTCGACTAATCTATTATACAACGATTTGTCCGCAGGAAGTAACGACCCTTGGTTTTATGCTACATTTGACATCCCAAGTGGTAATAACTATTCAGGATATTCTTTTGACTATGTTGTAACAAACTTAGTTTCATTAGGTAACACTGTTTATAGTGGAACCGTTTCAGGTAATTCATACACTTTCTCAGGAACCGCTTTTGAAGAATATAATAAAATGGTTGTTGCGACTTTACGTTCAAGAGGTATTTCTCTTTACACAAATAGTGCGACAAGTCCTAATCATGGTCCAGTATATGAGGTTACAGGATTGACTGATGTTCAGTTAGTATGTGACGAACAATATTCTGGTGTAACTAAGAATCCTTTCGGAACTTTCCTACTTTCAGGTGTAACCAAAGATGCTGACGTTTTCTCTTTCGAGACTTCTCTATTGGCATCGTCATCCAAATATCTTACTAAGGTATTAGGTGTTGATAACTTTGGGAAATCAAGAAATGAAGTTCCTTTGTTTGTTGAAGAAATTTATCCAGGTTCTTTAAATTACGCATTCAATCAAAGTTATATCAGAGGTTTAAACTGTGAATTGGTTGCATTACCTGAAGCTAGAGATACAACATCTACAACAACTATTGCTTGGAAATTACAGCAATATCAGTCACCAAAAACTCCTTACTTTGTTTCGGAATTGAGAGGTAACAGAGTTTATAATTTATTTAGATTTATTTCAATCTCTGACGGGGATGCTGCTAATACAGAAGTAAAAGTTTCAATTGCAAACATTTCTTTTAACAATATGACATTCGATGTCTTGGTTAGAGATTTCTTTGATACAGACCAAAATCCTGTGGTTATTGAAAAATATACAAATTGCACACTAGACCCAGCAACTAACAACTTTATTGGTGTTAGAATCGGAACCTCAAACGGCGAATATGCTTTAGTGTCAAAATACATTATGGTTGAAATGGCTGACGGAGCTCCTATAGATGCTTTACCTTGTGGTTTCAATGGATACACACAGAGAGAATATGATTCAATGTCGAATCCTTCTCCTATGATTATATACAAAACAAAATACTACTTCCCTGGTGAGGTTATTTACAACCCTCCTTTTGGAACTAACTCCGGTGGTTCAAATGCTGTTGAATCAGCTGGAGATGTTGTAAGAAGAACTTATTTAGGATTCTCAACTCAGTTTGGTATTGATGATTCTTTCTTACAATATAAAGGTCAACAAAACCCTACAACTGATTGGGCTCAAGCAACTGAGTCAATTCCTTGGAATTATCTTTCAAAAGGGTTCCATATGGACTCGGGAGCAACTGTAGTTACTATCGGTAACATCTACGATACGAGTGGTCAAACCGCTTTTGAGTGTGGTGTGGCTGAATTCAGAAATGACCCTGAGTCTCAAGAAAACCCTTACTATTTCATTTACGCTAGAAAATACACATGTTGTTTTGCTGGTGGATTTGACGGGTGGGATATCTATAGAGAGTTCAGAACTAATGAAGACAGATTCCAATTAGGTGCTTCAGGTTTCATGGCAGGTTTCGCTCCTGACCAAAGATACCCAACAGCAACTGGTGATGGTTTATTCAAGAGAATTGTTGTTCAGAATAACAGAAGTGATTTTGCTAATACTGACTACTACGCTTACTTACTTGGTATCTTGACATACGCTAACCCTGAATCTACAAATATCAACGTGTTTGCAACTGCATCAATTAACTATGTGGATAACTCTAACTTAGTTGAGGCGGCAATCGACATGATTCAATATCAAAGAGCGGATTCTGTGTATATCACAACAACTCCTGACTACGATATGTTCTCACCAGATGCAACTGACCCTCAAAATATTGTTTATCCACAAGAAGCTGTTGACGCTCTCGATAACACAGGAATTGATTCAAACTACACAGCGACTTACTATCCTTGGATATTAACAAGAGATACTGTTAACAATACTCAAATCTACTTACCAGCAACGGGTGAAGTTTGTAGAAACTTAGCATTAACTGATAACATCGCATTCCCTTGGTTTGCATCAGCGGGTTACACAAGAGGTCTTGTTAATTCTGTTAAAGCAAGAGTTAAACTAACTCAAGAAGATAGAGATACTTTATATCAAGGTAGAATCAACCCAATCGCAACTTTCTCTGATGTAGGAACTGTAATTTGGGGTAACAAAACTTTACAAGTTGCTGATACCGCTCTTAACAGATTAAACGTTAGAAGATTGTTATTACAAGCTCGTAAGTTGATTTCAGCGGTGGCTGTAAGATTATTGTTCGAACAAAACGACCAAATCGTTAGACAACAATTCTTAGACAGTGTTAACCCAATCTTGGATTCTATCAGAAGAGACAGAGGTTTATACGATTTCCGTGTGACAGTTTCTTCTTCACCTGAAGACTTAGATAGAAATACACTTACAGGTAAGATTTACTTAAAACCTACGAAGGCACTAGAATTCATCGACATCGAATTCTTCATCACTCCAACAGGAGCTTCGTTTGAGAATATTTAATACTATCAATAGTATTTCAAAATCCCCCACCACAAATGGGGGATTTTTGTTTAATAAAGGTATTTATATGTTATGAGAAAAAAATTGATTATCAGTGAATCAGAAATCGATGAAATCCGTAGAATGTATGGATTGGTGACAGAACAATCTTCTTCATTCTCTATACCTAAAGAAGTTGCTGGTTTCATTTCAAAAATAGAATCAGTTTTTTCGTATATGGAGCTGGGTAAAATTGTGGGGAAAACATATAATGGTTCTGAAAATTTGAATCTATTTAAAAACTATGTTGAAAATACAATAGGTTTTGATTGTTGGAATAATATGAGTGATGCTTTCAAAGCACAGTTATGGTCTTATGCTTTTCAGGCTGATTCCGGTCAAAAAGGAATGTTTTTTAGATGGGTGGCTGGATTGGCGAACGCAATTGACCCTTCGATTGATAGACTTAGCATTGTTAATAAACCATTGGAAAACAAGAATGTTCAAGATGCTATAAAATTAATTAAAAAAAATTGTTCAAACATAAATGATTACTATGAACAATATTTGAATGTAGTTGATTCTCAGTATAAATCTGGTGATTATAATGATAATTACAAAAACATATGGCGATACAGACCAATTGCAATTTCAAGGTTAATGAATGGTGAAAGTTGGAATAAGGTTAAGCAAGATTGGAAATCATCTCTAAACAATGTAGTTACGACTATCCCTTCAAAGGTGGTTGATAAATCTGTTACGAAATCAACTGATAAAGTTGTTTCGGAACCAACTACAAACGTCCCATCAAAAAAGAAAGAAAAGATAACAGGTAAAGATTTACAGGAGTTTTTGGATAATATAAGAAGTAAAACAGTCGGTCTCAAAGTTGATTTTGATTCTGTGAATATTGACATGGATAAACGAGAATTGACTTTTAGTTTAGATGAAACCAAAGAACCTGTCAAAAGGTTGACATTTGCAGTTAACCTGAGTGATGAGAAAACTTGTGAATCTTGTGTAAACATTGGGGTGAAAAACAATGTCCCTGATGACAAAAGAATCAAAGGAAAATTCGAAAACGGAACAAGAATGTTTGAGTTATTTGCCCTTTATTAAAAAAGGATATTTATATAATATGTTAAAAGTTATTAAAGAAGGTTTTAAAGAACCAAATAGTCCAGATATGAAATATTATGCGTTCGATTGGGACGATAATATTGTTCACATGCCAACCAAAATCATACTTAAAACAGATGACGGAGATGAGATAGGTATGAGCACAGAAGACTTTGCAGAATATAGAAGTAAAATAGGTAAGGGTCCATTTGAATATAAAGGTAAGACTATTGTAGGTTTTGCCGATAATGCTTTTAGAAACTTTAGAACTGAGGGAGACAAACAATTTTTGGTTGACTCAATGAAGGCCAAACTTGGACCAGCTTTTGATGACTTTAGAGAAGCAATCAATAATGGTTCAATATTTGCTATCATCACAGCCAGAGGTCACAACCCCAACACACTAAAAGAAGCTGTATACAATTACATTATAAATGATTTTAATGGTATTAGTAAGGAGAGTCTCCTGAAGAACCTCAGAAAATATAGGTCGTTCGTCGAAGAGGAAGAGATGAGTGATGATGATTTAATCAAGTCTTATTTAGAACTCAACAAATACCACCCCGTTTCTTTTGGAGACGAAGGGGGTGCGGCTAGTCCTGAAGAATTAAAGGTTATGGCGATGGACGATTTTGTGAGTTATATTAAAGGAATGGCTGCTGTATTAAATAAGAAAGCGTTTCTTAAAAAAGATATAGGTAATAAATTCGTTCCAGCTAAACCAGTTATAGGATTTTCAGACGATGACCCTAAAAACGTAGAAGTAATGAGTAAACACTTTAAAGATAAACCAGATAATCTAGTTAAGACTTATTCTACAGCTGGAGGATTTAAAA